GCCGCATACGCCTCAAGGGCGCCGAGCGCGCACGCGATGTCCGAGGCCGCGCCGAGGTCAGCGAGTTCCGGTCGGGTGAGCTGCCCGGCGAAGAACAGCTCCTCGACCCGGTACGCCTCACCTCGGGCGAGCTGCACCTCGGCCTCGACCTCGGCGTCGAAGCTCGGCGCGGTGCAGATGCTGCCCGAGGTCACAGTGAAGGGAGCGCCTTCAACCCTCACCGGGTCGAAGGGCACCAGTTCCTTCTCGAAGTCCGGTTCCGGGCACCAGCCTTCGAGACTGCCCGTCGCGCGATTGCACAGCGGGCTGTAGTAGTCGACCCCGCGCTCCCACGGGGCGGGCCCCGCCGCTGGCGACCCCTCCCCTTCGACTGCTACGGAGAGCAGGCCGAAGGGGCGAGGAACTGCTGACGGCGGGGCCACCGGGTACCGGAGTGCTTCCGGTGGTGTGGACATCGCGGCCCCTTGATTCGTGGGGCCGGGTTACATGCGGGCCAGTGCGCCACCGGTGGAGACGCCAGCCGCGTTCAGGGCGAACGGTGCTGCCGGGGCCGTGGCGGGCGGCGGGCACGGGCCGTCGTTGATCTGGCCGCCGGAGACGCCGTTCGGGCACAGCGGGACCGTGAAGCTCGCCACTGGGCCGCAGCGGTGGATGACGCACCACAGGTCCTCGGCGAACAGGCGGATCTCGCGGTTCTTCTGGAGCAGCGACTTGTCATGGATCATTTCGAGCTGCACGCTCGGACCGGCGACGGCTGTGAAAGCGCCGGCCTTGTACAGCATGAACGTCATCTTGTCGGGCCACTCGGTGACCGCGGCGTGGCCGCCGATGACTTCGTCCTGCCAGTCCCACACGAACTGGGGGCGGATTCCCCTGCTCAGCAGGTACGTGATGACGTCCTGCTCGCCGATGGACCAACGGCCCTGGATGGCGTTCTTCTTCGACAGGTCGGAGCGCAGGACGCCGAGCGCGTAGCGCGGGAACACGGCCTCGAGAGTGGTGTTCAGGGCGAGGCGGCGACGGGTGCGCATCCGCTCGGCCTGGAGCTCGACGAACGACAGGAGGCTTTCCATCAGGCCGGGGCCGTGGCTTCCCCAGTCGGTCAGGTCGACGTGCGCGCCGGAGATGGCGTTGATCTGGTCTTCCATCGCCTGGATCCGCATGCGGTTCAGGTGACGCTGGTGAGCGATGGTGAGTTCGGTGATCGCGCGCTGCACGCTCGCGGGGTCGATCCGGGCCTGAAGGATGCCGGTCTCCAGGCACAGCGAGCAGCCCTGAAGGCGGCACTCGTCCCATCCATCCGGGCAAGGAAGCTGGACGCAGGGCTTCTCAATGTCGTACCCGCCGCCACTCACGTCCTGGTCGCTGAAACAGAACGGCTGATAGAGGTCGGTGAAGTCGGGAGTTTGCGGCCACATGACGCCGCCGCGCGTGGTGACGATCGTCGGGATGTCGAGCAGCGCGTCGAGGCTGCCCTCGACCTCGCAGGGCTCGTCGCGGAATTCCATCGGCGCACACCACGCATAGCCACCGCTACCTGGGGGGACCGGCGTTGACGCGGTGACCTGATGCTGCCGCTTCAGCAGCGAGGCGGCGAGGCTTCCGCCGGGAAGTCGGCGCTCGTCGGCGGCCGAGACCAAGCGCTGCCAGTCGCGCATCTCGTCACCAATCAGATGCGTCTCAGGTACCTGCCGCTGAAGGGTGGCGAGGGGGACCTGCCGGCGCGACCCCGAACGGGAGAGGGATCGGGCGCGGCTGATGACCGCAGCCGTGAGCTGCGCCATGTCGCCGATGGACTGGCCGGAGAAGAAGCCGGGCATGTCGCTCGCGGCGACCATGGTGACGGTTTCACGGCGGGCCGCATGGACGAGTTCGCTGCCGCCGCGTCCACGCCGCGGGGAGATGTTGGCGGATGCGGCGATCGGCTCGGCCGGCGGGTCCTCGAGGATCTTCGTCGCGGCGATGCGCTCGGCGAGGCGGGCGGCGTGCGCGCTGCGCGCTTCCCTCTGCCGCTGCTCTTCGATGCTCGCTACGCGGTTGTTGATGGCGTCGCCGACCTCGGCGAGGAGACCGAACTCTTCGAGTGCTTCCTCGGTGATGTCGCCGCTCGACGGGTCGACGTTGCGGCCCTTCTCGTGGACGGCGGCAGTGAGAGCGGGAAGGTCGACGTCGGAGGCGGACAGCACTTCGTTGAGGAGGAGTTTCCGGGCGGAGGCGCGCTCTTCATCGCCGAGGTCGGGGTCGACGTCGCGGAGCTGCACGAGGATGTCATCGAGAGTCATCAGGGAGGGCTCTTTCGGATCAATGGGAGATTGACCCGTTGCCCGACACTCGACACCAAACGGCGAACGGTTGCATGAGTCGGACGGCACTTGGTCCTTGCGCCAACAGTGCCAGTTCGACTGGTAGATCAAGAGTAATCGCGCTTATGGATTTGAGTCCAGCGGGCAATTCACATGTCTAATTGCGGGTGTATCAAAGCGTGGGCTTGCAGGGCTGCGGGCGGGGCAACTTCCCCACGCCAGACGGGGTGTTGCCCTGTCGCCCATCTTCTTTGGGGTTGAATTGACTTCCGTCTGTACTATTCGACCTGTGGTGGCTGACTTCGCATTCTTCATCGGCGCGCTCTTGACGTCGGCAAGGCTGAATCGACTTCTGGTGCGGGACACCATCACGGCCCCTATGCGGGCTGTTCTCGACGCCCAGAAAAGTCCGGTTCCACGGTTCGCGGCAGCCGCACTCATCTGCGTCTGGTGCACCGGCGTCTACACCGCCACCGCCACCGCCGCCTACACCCACTGGCTGACCGGCATCACATGGTGGGCGCTCCCCCTCACCGCCGGATCGATCGCCTGGGCAGCTCCGGTGCTCGCCAACTGGCTCGACGACTAGGAGACGGGCCTGTGCGCACCCGCACGAAGTCGCTGCGCCGCATAGTCGCGTCTGCGATGCTCGACCCCCGCGGTGTCGCCGGAGTCATCCCCGTGCGCGGCGAGGGGGCGCGCCCGTGGGATCTGTACCGGCAGGTGCCCGAGCTGCGTAGCGGGATCGAATGGCTCGCGAATTCGATCAGCCGCGCAGATCTTCACGTCGCACGCCGTACCCCCGCCGGGCTCGTCAAAGTCGACGGCGAGCGCGAAAACCTTGTCCTCGACGAGTTGTTCGGCACCGGGCCGAGCCAAGGGGACATGCTGAAGCGGATCGTCACCCACTTGGAAGGCGGCGGCGAGACCTACCTCACCCCGTACAAAGACCCGGAGAGCGGCGAGAACATATGGGCCGCCTGCTCAACCCTGGAGATCCGCTCAACGGCCGGCCAGATCGAGGTACAGGTCGACACCTCGGAATGGGTGCCGGCGACGGGGAAGGCCTTGCGGATTTGGTACCCGGACCCCGTGCAGGCGTGGCGCGCAGACTCGCCGATCATGGCGATGGAGCCGATCCTTCGCACGATCATCGCGCTCACGTCGAGAACGACGGCGATCGGCGAGTCCCGGCTCGCTGGGAACGGCATCTTGCCGTTGGCCGACACGCTCTCGGTCGAGATGCCGGCGTCCGAGGGATCCGCGAACCCTGTGCGCTCGCGCGATGTGGTCGGCGCACTTGAGGACGCGATGGTTGCGCCGATGACGGACCGGGGTCTCGTCTCGTCCGTGGTGCCGATCATCCTCGTCGGGCCGAAAGAGGACCTGCCTACGAAGGATTCGTGGATCAACATGGCGTCGCCTCTCGATGAGAAGGCGACCCAGCTTCTTGAGCAGTACCTGCGGCGGATGGCGTCGTCGATGGGGCTGCCGCCTGAGATCGTTCTCGGGCTCGGCGAGTCGAACCACTGGAACGCGTACGTCATCGTCGACCAGGCCGTGACCGTGTCGGTTGAGCCGCGCACCGACGTCATCACGTCCGCCCTGACAACCGGGTATGGGCGGCCCCGATGGCGGCAGCTCGGCGTTGAGAATCCGAACGAGCTCGTCTTCGCGGCCGACCTGTCCGACCTGACGATCAAGCCGGACCGGTCCGAGGCGGCCGACCGCGCACACGCGCAGGGTCTGATGACCGACGAGGCGTGGGCGACGTTCAACGGATTCGACGAGTCCGTCATCCCAAAGGGCAGCGAGCGGCGCCGCATCATCCTGGAGCGGGTGCTGTTCGCCGACCCGTCGGCGGCCCCGTGGATTCTGCCGGCGATCGGGATCACGGTTCCCGGGTTCACGACGACCGAGCCGGCGCCCCGCGCTGAGCCCAGCCCCACGCCGTCGACGTCTGGTGACGCTGGGAGCGGGGCCGGTGATGTGCCGGCCGTCGGGCAGGACGGGCCGCCGACGCCTTCGGGTGATGATCCGGGCGAGCCTGAGCGGCCGGTGACGGCGTCCCTGTCGTCTGTCGAAGACACGGTCCTCGCGGCGATTGAATCGGCTGTTCTACGGGTTCTGGACCGGGCGAACAATCGGCTGCGGCGCAACATTGCGCGCGGCGTGCGGGCCGACCTGAAGGACTGCCCGACGATCGACCTGCACACGCGGCTGCCCGTGACGGCCGAGTTGAAAGAGAAGATTCTGCGCGGCGCGTACGAATCGTGGGAGGAGACGATGCCGCGCCTGGTGCCGCTGGTCTCCGAGTACGTGAACTACCTGATCGACAATCAGTTGCCGCATTCGCGCGAGTTCCTGGCTGAGACGCTGATCGACAGGCTCGGCGACCATATGCCCGAGGTCGTGCGCTGTGCCTGAGACCCTGATCGTCCCCCAGGGCGCCGACGAGCTCACGGAGGCCGTTGAAGCGGCACTGCGTGCCTGGCTTGATGATGCCCAGGTCACAGCAGCCGTACGGTGGCCGGCCGCCGGGGCGTGGCGTCGCCTTGTTGACGAGCACGTGATCCCGGTGTCCGAGCGGTTGTACCGGGCAGGCGCCCGGGTCGTCAACGGGGGCGCCCTGGAGGCGTTTCTGGACAGTGTGCGGCAGCGTCTCGTCGAGACGAGCAGTCTCATCGACGATATTCGCGCGGCGCAGCAGATCCACGGAGACGCCGCCGCCGACGTCGACTGGACCGGCGCAGATGGGGATTCGCTGCCCTGGCGCTCCCGCGCCACCCTGATCGGCGAGCACGAAGCGCAGGTCACGTCCATGCAGGCCGCGACCGATTCGCATCCGGGTGCACGCAAGCGCTGGCGGTCACGCAACGATGAGCGCACCAGGTCGTCCCACCGTGCGGCTGACGGGCAGACCGTCGGAATCGACGCCCCGTTCACGGTCGGCGGCGCCCAGCTCATGTACCCCGGCGACCCGGCGGGCCCCGCAGAAGAGATTTTCGGCTGCCGCTGTTCTTTCTTTCTGGTCACAGAGGAGACCGCATCTATGACAGCAACCCTTACGGCGGCGGTGTCCGTCGACACCGAGGCCCCGTTCGCGCCCCGCGACACCGAGTGGGATGGTGCGGCGGCGAAGACCGCGCTGCGCGAGTGGGCGACCGGCGATGACGGCGAGGTCGACGAGGACAAGCTCGCCCGCGGGTACGTGTGGCGCACCGACGGGCCGCCATCGGACTGGAAACTACCGGTCGCCCGGGTCGCAAACGGCGGCCTTGAGCTCGTGTGGAACGGCGTCACGGCTGCCGCTGCGGCCGTGCAGGGCGCCCGTTCACCGCTCGACCTGCCGGCCGGTGACATTGACGATGTGAAAGCGGCTCTCGGTCGGCTGTACGCGAAGGCAGCTGAGGACTTCGACGACAACTCGATCACGCCGCCGTGGGACCGTGAGACCGAGGCATCCCTCGCGATCTCGGCGATCCTGCGAGGTTTGCCGGCGGATGTTTCACCGCGCGCAGTGGTCGCCTCGCTCGATGGCGTGGTCGAAACGATCGAGCAGGACCTGAGGGCTGCGGTGCGCCGTCAGCTCATGGCGAGCGCTCTCTCGCAGGCCCTCGATGACGCGCAGCAGGCCACGCCCGAGGGCGACGACGGCGGCCCGTGGCATCCACCGGCTGCCTGGTTCACGCCGCCGGACGGATCGCAGAAGGAACTGATCTCTCCCCAGGGTCGCGTCGCCGGCTACGTCGCCCCGTGGGAGGACATCGACGGGAAGCTGATGTATCACGCCGGGTACGCCAGCGAGGGCGAGCGCCAGACCGTTCCGCGCGGCGGAGACTATTCCTACTTCCATCAGGGCAACGTCACGTTGACCCTTGATGACGGCTCCAAGGTGCACCCGGGGTTGCTGACGACCGACATCGGGCACGGGCCGGCAACGCCGTTCGTCGATCAGCAGGTTGCCCACTACGACAACCCGCTGGCGATCGCCGCGGCGGTGATCGTGGGCGAGGACGACACCGGGATTTGGATGTCGGGCGCTGTCCTGCCACAGGTCATGCGGGACGAGGACAAGTTCACGCGGCTGCGCCTCACGCCCGTGTCGGGCCACTGGTCCGAGACGCGGCCCGGGGGGCCGCTTGAACTGATCGCTGTCACAGCGGTGAACAAGCCCGGGTATCCGCAGCGCAGCAAGGGCGGGTATCAGCTTGCTGCCTCGGTTGCCGGCAGCGAGGTGAGCGATCTGGAGATGTTCCGGGCGCAGCTCGCCGAGATGCTTGCGACGGTCGACAAGGTCCTCGAGGGCGGCAGCGCGCAGGGCGACCCGGAAGCTGACGCCGAGTTGCCTGACGACATGGCGGCTTCGGCTGCCGGCGACAAGCCGGCCGAGGTCAACGAGGCCGGTGGGGGGAGCGAGGGCGTCGGTCCGGATCCGTCGAGTTCGTACCCGGACGGCGTGGACCGTGAGCTTGTCGAGGCGGCCCTGAAGGTGCTTCCTGAGGTGCAGGCGTTGGGGTCGAAGGATTTGTCGGCTGCCGCCCTGCCCGGAATCGAGCTGCCGAAGTGCCTTCAGATCCTGTCGGATTTCCTGGAGGGCGAGGGTACCGAATCGCACCATTCGAGGGCCGCGGCCGTGAAGGCGGCCGAGTCGATCTGCCGGTCGACCGACATCAAGAACGCGGCGGTGCGCGCCCGGGCGTGCCGGCTTGTGAGTGAGTACCGAGTGAAGGCGGGTGAGCGCTGATGGCATGCGGACCATGTGGGGGCGGATCGGGGGCGTCGAGTGTGCGGAAGGGCGTGAAGGCGACGAGAGTCGCCTCGCGTAGCGGAAAGCTGCCGTGGGCCCATATCAGCCCGCGCGGGGCCGTGGCCCGGTACAAGACCGAGGACGAGGCGAACTCCGCGATGAAGCTGTTCGGTGGCGAGGTAGAGAAGAGGGCCACGTGAAGTTCGAGGAAGTCATCGCGGCGTGGAACGGCGCTGGCGAGGGGTCGATTCACCCTCTCGACCCGGATTCGCAGGAGTTTTGGGATCTTGGGTGGGCGCAGGCCGAGCAGGTCGGGCAGTACTCGAAGCCCGGGGGTCGCGTGGTCGACTTTGGGTGCGGGAACGGGCGCCTGTCGATCCCGCTCGTCAGCATGGGGTACGAAGTGCTCGCCGTCGATGCCTCGGCGAACATGATCGCGGCTCTGAAGAAGCGCGCGAAGGACATCGGCGCTAAGGTGCCGGCCGCCCAGTCCGACGGCAGCGATCTCGGCCGGATCATGGGCCGAAAGAAGGCTGACGTCGTCATTTCGCGGGCCGTCTTGATTCACCACGATTACGCCGGCGTCGAGCGGATCGTGAACAACCTCGCACGCGTGCTGAGGCGCGGGGGGTACCTGATCGCGGATTGGCCGATCGGGACGCCGCAGGAGCGGCAGACCCACCTTCAGGTGACCGTGTGGGACCCGGCTCGCCGGCTCGCTGTGGCGAAGGCGGCTGGCTTCGAGCTGGTCGACGGTGCCGACGTGTCTGTGTGGCGCAAGGCGTAGGTAGGGCGCGGCACGGCGGAGGCCCCGCCGACGGGGGATGCGGCGAGGCCTACGCGTGGAACTAGTTGCAACTGGTTTAAGCGTAGCGCTTCGGGCGCTCGTGTGTGCGGTGTCGGTCAGCGCGGCGGTCTGGGAGCATGGGGGCGTCCCAGCATTCGACTGAGGGAGTCCGTGTGACGGGTCGTCGTCTTGTCCTTGCCGCCGGGCTGCTCCTGGTGCTGGTCGGTTGCCAGGCCAGCGCAGGGGATGATGCCGGGGGTGCGGAGCCGCCCGATCGTTCTACCGCCGCGGCCAGCCAGGCCGACGGCAACGGGATTCCGCTGGTCGATGCCATCCGCCGGATTCCGCGCGCGGTCGAGCACCGTGCTGGCTACGAGCGGGACAAGTTCCGGCATTGGGTTGACGCCGACCACGACGGCTGTGATACCAGGGCCGAGATCCTGCTGGCTCAGGCGGTCCAGCCGCCGAAGCAGGGGCCAAGCTGCAAGTTGAGCGGCGGTTCGTGGGTGTCCTACTACGACGGTGCGACTGTCGCGGATGCCGGTGAACTCGACATCGACCACGTCGTGGCGCTCGCAGAGGCGTGGGATTCCGGCGCCTCCGGCTGGAGCGCTGAGCGCCGTGAGGCGTACGCGAACGACATCGCGGTGCCGCGGTCGCTGCTCGCTGTCACCGCGAAATCGAATCGATCGAAGAGCGATCAAGATCCATCCGAATGGATACCGCCCGTGGCTGCCGTGGCGTGCCAGTACGCGGCGGACTGGATGGCGGTCAAGTTTCGGTGGTCACTGACCGCGGACCTGAGGGAGCAGGCAGCGCTGGAGAAGATCGCGAAGGGCTGCCCGAAAACGACTGTCAGCTACACCTTGGCATCCTGACTCGAGGTCCGCTGGACCGCGGATCGACCGGCACGGTGGACCGTCGCGCAAGAGTCCGGGGCATTCTGTACTACCTCACCCGCCCGGCCTGCTCCCGTGCAGATGGTGAACGCGATGACGCCACCGCCGCGGTGCTCTTCCACCTCTCGGCTTGGGCTGATTGACATGGCGCGGCATCCAACGGCCCCCGCTGACGGGAGTACGCCCGATGGCGGGCGCACGGTGAGTACGGCCAGCTCGACCGTCCTCCCCGGTGGGCTACGAGCTCGGCTCGCCCAGCGGAGTCGTCGTCGCTGGGTACCCGCCGGTGATATGACCTGGGCCTCGGTGGCCAGTGCCATCGCCGGGCTGCTCGCGAGGTTCGCCTGATGGTGAACCATCACCGTCCCGCTGTATCCGCGGCGGGACGGGCTCACCCCAGATACTCCAAGGCGTCGTCCACCTCACAATGCGTACAGCCGTCTACGCCGGCATCGCGCCGCCGCCATGCCTCCGCGCGGCCGACCGCCCGCCACCGGCCTTGCACCATGTCACACCCGCCGACGTGCACCATTACGGCCGGCCTGCCTTGCCCGATACCGAGCTCGACCAGCCAGTCCGGGGTTGGCGGCCGGGACTGATTGCCGCGCTGTCGTTCCCTCTGCCGTTGTTGCTCTCGGGCTATCCATGCGTCCACACGGCGCAGTTCGCGCGTCGGGTAGCTACGGAGGCCGTACAGCAGTTGGAGGCGCGAGACCTGATCTTCGCCGGTCATGGGACCGGCTTGCGTGCTCGGGTCCTGGCCGGGTCCCAGATGTAGTGCCGGGTGTAGCGGGCGAGGGCGCCCCAGCCTGCCGGTGCCGGCAGTGACATCCACACCACGGCCGTGGATTGGCCGCTGCCCCAGCGGAAGCGACGCAGGAGCAGGCCGGGGTGCCAACTGCTGCCGACTCGGGCCTCCAGTTGCGGCCAGCGGCCGGCCGGGTACCTGACCTCGTCGGTGAGTAGGCCGTAGGGGGCGGGAGCGGGTACTTCGATGGCGTCTCCCGCAGTAGGCGCGGTCTCTGTTGGTGACCTGCCGGTGCGTACGTGCAGTCGCATGCGGTCGGGGGTCCACCACACCCAGGTGTCCCTGGCTCCGCTGCGCAGCG